ACAGAACAAGCAGAGAAGTACGGCTGGCTCGCAGTTGAGTGCATCAAGGCGGCTGGCCTATCATTTGACCTCAGATGCCCCCTTGACGGAGAGTATAAGGTCGGACAAACGTGGTCGGAGACACACTGATGAAGAAACCACTGAACGACAGTAGAAAAGGAGATTTAGCAGAGTTTTACGCAGTGACTTGGCTATGGGACAGCGGATACGAGGTGTTTTTAAATCCTGCATCAACCGGCCCTATAGATTTAATATGTTATAAAAACGGAGAATGTACTTTAGTAGATGTAAAAACATCTAATAAAGATTACAGAGACGGGCGCTGGTTTGCACACGCATCACGAACTCAAAAACAAAAAGAAATGGGAGTTAGACTTTTGTGCTTTCATCCTGAAACACGAAAACTTACTTGGGTTAAGCATAAGGATTTAGCATGAATATATACTCACTGGTAGACGACATCTACTCTGTAGTGTCTACCAAAGAAGTACCAGAGGACGTTGATCTCTACGAAGAGATAGACCGCTTTGGTGAGAACTGTAAGAAACTCATGTCAAACTTGTTCACAGAGAAGCGTGACGGTCGTAAGTTACGGATGTCTAACATCGGACGTGATGATCGTTACCTGTGGAACGCTGTGAATAACTCTGACGTACAGGAGGACATGACCCCTAATACTTACGTCAAGTTTATGTACGGGCATCTGATTGAGGAGATGCTGTTGTTTCTCACTAGACTATCAGGACACGAGGTTACAGATGAACAAAAGAAATGTGAGGTTCAAGGTATTACAGGCTCTATGGACTGCAAAATTGATGGTGTCGTCACTGATATTAAAAGTACTTCCACTTTTGGGTTTAAAAAATTCAAAGACGGAAGTTTGGCTTATGATGACCCGTTTGGGTACGTTGCTCAAATTAAGGGATATGCACATTCAGAAGGCGAGACAAAGTTTGGATGGCTGGCAATGGACAAGCAGAACGGACACCTAACGTACCTCATGTACGACTCTGCTGACACACAGGCTCCGGTGTACGAGAAGATAGGTTACGACATAGAGGAGCGCATTAAGCACGTAAAAAAGCTCGTGGAGCAACCAGAGTGGCCGGAGGTTTGTCACGAGACTGTACCAGATGGCAAAAGTGGAAACAGAAAGCTCGCTGTTGGTTGTTCCTACTGTCCCTACAAGTTTACCTGCTGGCCCGGAGTAAGAACATTCCTGTACTCAAGTGGTCCAAGATATTTAACAGAGGTGTTCAATGAGCCGAAAGTCACGGAAATCCAAGAACGGTAACTTTAGATCGGGGTTTGAAAAAGATGTCGCAACTCAGTTACAACCATTTGGCTTTAGCTACGAGCCGTTCCAAGTCCCGTACAGGATTGAACGAAAGTACACACCAGACTTTGTGTACGAGTACAGAGGTAGATCGTACCTCATTGAGTGCAAAGGATACTTTCGTGCAGGAGACACGCAGAAGTATAGAGCGGTGTCTAAGTGTCTCCCAGAGACGCAAGAACTCATCTTTGTACTGATGAAGCCTAACCAGAAAGTAAACAAAAGCACCAAACTTACTATGGCTGAGTGGTGTGACAAACACGAAATTTTATGGTATAATATAGATACACTTAAGGAGTTGGTTGATTATGTCTCTGACACTAGAAGAAATTAAGGAGAAGCTGTTGAGGTTGTACGATCCTGACGATTTTCTGGAGTCTCTACAAATTTCATCAGAAGAAATACTGGACAGATTTGAAGATAAACTAATCAGAAAACTAGATCAGTTTTACGAAGAATTAGAGGAAGACGAGGAAGCATATGCAGAATGAGTGGAACATGTCTGAAGACGACTGTGCAAAGTACGCCAGAGACTGTGAGGAGTTACGTAAGAACTGTCAGGAAAGCAGGTCCATAGACGACATTACTACAGAGGAGTGGGACAGGATGTCCAAGACATTCACAGGCAAACTGTACCACCCCCAAGATACTCACGACCCTGTGGCACAGCCAGATCACTACAACAAGGGAGCTATTGAGGCCATTGAAGCGATCAAGGCGTCTATGCACCCACAAGAGTACAAGGGTTATCTCAAGGGCAACTGCTTGAAGTACCTCTGGAGATACGAGTACAAGAACGGCATAGAGGATCTCAAGAAAGCACAAGTCTATTTGGGATGGTTAATCAAGGAGATCACATGAAAGTCGTAGAAGGCAAGTTTGGCAACAAAGACGAAGAGAAGGACGAAATCACAACATCAGAGTTTCTGTCGGCTTTTGTAGTCAAAGCGATGCAACACGAGGAGGAGGGACGAAAGGTAAAGGTAGCTGTTGTAATGTACGAGGACGGAGAGATGTTTGAAGTAGCGTCCAACGAGCAGTACCCTGATGGGGTCTACATGCTGTTACAAATGGCATCACAAGCAATCATCAACGAGACACTAGGAGTATCAGAGTAAATGGACGCATACCAACAATACATACACAAGTCACGGTACGCTAGGTACAACCCAGAAGAAAGGCGCAGGGAAACGTGGGAGGAAACAGTCAACCGTTACGTCAACTACTGGGTTGATCGTGCGAGCCTAGACGACTTTGAAGTATCAGAGATATTCAAGTCTATACACGACCTAGACGTAATGCCCTCTATGCGAGCACTGATGACCGCAGGAGAGGCACTGGATCGTGATAACGTAGCAGGGTTTAACTGTAGCTACCTACCTATTGACCACCCTAAAGCATTTGATGAGATGATGTACGTGCTCATGTGTGGCACAGGTGTGGGGTACTCAGTAGAACGACAGTACGTACAGAAGTTACCAGAGGTAGCGGAGGAGTTTCATGCAACCGATACAGTTATTAATGTTGCGGATTCAAAGATCGGATGGGCGAAATCGTTTAGGGAATTGGTATCACTGCTGTATTCAGGTCAAGTTCCCCAGTGGGACATTAGTAGAGTACGACCTGCAGGTGCCGCACTTAAAACTTTCGGAGGTCGTGCAAGTGGTCCAGAACCTCTCGTTGATCTCTTCAAATTTACAGTTGAACTCTTTAAGGCAGCATCTGGACGAAAACTTAGCTCCATTGAGTGCCACGATCTTTGCTGTAAGATTGCTCAAATCGTCGTCGTCGGAGGAGTCAGGAGAAGCGCCCTCATCAGCCTCAGTAACCTCACAGACGATAGACTCCGACGTTGCAAGCACGGACAGTGGTGGGTAGATAATCCCCAGCGTGGTCTAGCGAACAACTCAGCGTGTTACACAGAGAAACCAGACTTTGAGGCATTTTTAAATGAATGGACCAGCTTATATGAATCACGATCTGGCGAACGAGGTGTCTTTAGCAGAGTGGCAAGTCAAAAACAAGCTGCAAGAAATGACAGAAGAGATGCTACCTTTGATTTTGGAACTAACCCGTGCAGTGAAATCATCCTCAGACCCTACCAGTTCTGTAACTTATCAGAGGTTGTTGTTAGGCCACAAGATACACTCAACAGCCTCAAGCGAAAGGTCCGGGTTGCGGCTATCCTTGGGACTCTTCAATCTACCCTCACTGACTTCAGATACCTGAGAAGCATCTGGAGAGCTAACACAGAAGATGAGGCGTTACTAGGGGTATCACTAACGGGTATCATGGACCACCCCACGCTCTCAGGTAGAGGAGACAAAAGTGAACTCAAGAAGTGGCTCAGAGCCATGCGACAGGAAGCAATCAAGACTAACAAAGTATGGGCTGATAGATTGGGTATCAACGTATCTACCGCTATCACTGCTGTTAAGCCTTCAGGCACTGTTAGTCAGTTGGTTGATTCTGCTAGTGGGATTCATCCTCGTTATTCTGCTCAATACATACGCAGAGTTAGGGCAGACTCTCGTGACCCACTTTGCGCTGTCCTAGAGGCCGCTGGTGTCCCTGTGGAGGACGATGTTATGTCCCCCAGTACTAGGGTATTCAGCTTCCCTATAGCGTCTCCTGATGGCGCTGTGACAGCCGCAGACATGGGTGCTATGGAGCAGTTAGAACTGTGGGAGATATATCAGGATGAGTGGTGTGAACACAAGCCGTCAATGACTTGCTACTACCGTGACGATGAGTTTCTGGAGGTGGGACAGTGGTTGTACAACAAGTTTGATAAGGTCAGTGGTATCTCATTTCTTCCTTACTCAGACCACACGTATCAGCAGGCACCTTATGAGCCTGTGGACAAGAAGACGTACAACCAGCTTGTCAAGGACTTTCCAAAGGAAATATCGTGGGATATAGGAGAAGCCAGCGATATGACTGAGGGATCACAGCAACTGGCTTGCACAGGGAACAACTGTGAACTTTAAGTACGCTCTGGCTGGCATCTTGCTGTTAACTGCGGGTGCCATTTCTCAAACACAAGACAAGGTGGTATTTAGGGAGGGCTGTGGTGGCCCTCCTTGGACCCAC